TGTCGCTGATAGAGAGTTCGCCAATATCGGTTAAAGCGGTCATAGGCCTTCCAGTAAACGGTCATTATCAAGGGCAGCACGCCGCCCTTTGGAATGTCCGTTAGGTAACAGTAACCGTATGCACAGCCACAAAGTTGCCGTCTTCGGTGTTGATGATGATCTGCGCGCTGCCGGTGGCGACGCGCGTCACGGTAACGGTGTTGCCGGAGGCGGTGGCAGTTGCCTTGGTGGCATCGGTAGTCGCTACAGTGAAGTCTTTGTTGGTAGCGCCGGTTGGTACGATATTCACCGTGAAGGTGCTGGTACCGCCTGCCGTGCCGGTGCTGGTTGTCGGGGTTACCGTTACGCCAGTCACCGCCACCGCGGTCAGTTCGTTCACTTCGATGGTGGTTGCATCACCGACTTTGAACTCGGTAGAGAACGTGACGATGTCGTTGGTACCGCCGTCAGAGCTCAGCGCCGTGATGTTCATGTAGCCGACGAATTCGACCGGGCCGTAGTCCATGCGCACCCAGATCCCAGGCTGGCGCTTGGCCTTCAGCTCGTCAGCGAAATACTTGATGAACTTGCCGACACCGTACTGATCCAGCTTGTCCTTCTTGCGTACTTCTCCCTCAAAACTCAGGGTAAAGTCACTGTTGGTGATGATGGTCTCGACATAGCCGCCGCCGTCATCCGCATCAGAGGTAACCGAGTTCGGGTTGAAGTCGAAGCCTTTCGACGTACCAGCAGCCAGCGCCTTCCACTCACTTTCCAGTGGTTTGACGTCCGGGCAGCCATCGGCGACTTCCAGCACGACCGCACCGCCGAACAGGCGCTCGTTCGAGTTCTGGCAATTAGCCATGTGAAACTCCTCTTTGATGTATAAAAGAAAACCCGCCGGAGCGGGTTATTTGGTTGGGATGGCTATTCGCCGTAAGTGCAGGCGAACTGGAGTCGGAAGACTATTCGCCCTTCTTCTGTGAGCACCGGCGCGGGAATTGCGCCCATGTTCTGGATGTAGCCGACGCACTCGTCAGCCATGGGGTTGGCCTGAACGTAATCGACGATGCGCTGCACGGCACTGAGCGCGTCTTTGCGCTTATCTTTTGCGCCGACGACGTCGACCAGGACGTGATACTCAGAGCCGAGGTCAGTACGGATATTCGACCCGCCGTTTGGCCTGAATACCATTATTGCCTTCGACAGGTCACCCGGGTCGTCGTACATCAGCTGCTGTACCGTGAAGCCGGTCGTTAGCCCGGCGTCGCCGAACATGTTACGCACCCGCTCGTGCATCATGGGTGTCATAGCGACAGCTCCTTGCGCATCACCGCGTCAACGTTATCGCGCTCGTCATTCGCGCCTTTGGTCAGGAATTGAGGCTCACCGTGTGGATCCCAATAGTTGCCTGTTCCGGTACCGCCTCCGAACTCTTTCGGCTTCTGCGGTCCGAACTCAGAGCGGTTACTGGTCACGCCAAAGTGCGCGCGCGGCTGGCCTTTCAGCTTACCTGATGCCTCATGCACGTACACAGCATAGTTGGCTGAGTAACCGACTCGCCCGGTGATGAGCACGCCGCCAGCGTCGATTTCACGAAATTGGCTGTTAATCAGCGTTGAGCTGTCGATTGGGGTGTAATAGGCCGCCCGGGTACCGATAAGCATCATCGCCGACTGCAGCGCGCGAATGACCTTGCGCCCCTTCACGTCGTTGATGACATCATTCAGGTGCTTCTTCGCCTGGCTAATGCCCTTCACTTTGATGCCCATGGCTTTCTCCAGGCAATAAAAAAACCTCGCCTGAGCGAGGTTTAGTGCCATTTAATGGTGAATCAAAAAGGGAGCAGTGCGCGGATTTCAGTGTACAAACTATGAAAGGCAGGTAGATCATCTAAGAACCAGAAGCCTAATCCAAGCACTGCAGCGCTCATCATCATTTGAGCAATAACGCTGAACCAGAATTCAATAGGTTTAGTGTCTTTGCGGATATACTCCTTCCGCATCGTCCCCTTAAAGGTTTTGGTATAGACACCTCGTCGCAAAAAAATTATCGACTGAACAAACATAATGGGGCATGTCAGAAAAATTGCGCACACCGTAAACCAAAATTGAAAGCCCATCACCTGTCATTCCAATTAATGTTTTGAGCCATTATTGCACAGGTTTATCAGATTCCAGTCAGGATGGCGTAATCATCCGCCAGGCGCTCGAACGTGTCGGCGTAACGGATAACCTGCCGCACTTCGTCGGCACCGGCTATAACCGGGTCGGCCTCGGTCGAAACGCCAATCAGCAGGTAATCACCTGCGGCCACCAGCGCGAACTCCGTCCAGACGGTGTTTTTCACGACGATTTCAGCGCCCAGGCTGGCTAACTTCTTGCTGAGCCCGCCCTCATAATCGCAGAGGATTTGCTCAGGTTCGGCATAGCCCAGAGGATCGCCGTATTCGTCATTGCCTTCAAGCTTGCGCCAGATGGTCGCTGTCGCGGTGTAGCTCCAGTTTGCTGCCGATGACATCAGCCCTCCTTCCAGCGCAGCACCTTCGCGCCGGTCGCCCGGATGCGCGGGCAGTTGATGAACCACTCGCCATCCGATTTCACGTAGCCGGTAGTCTCCCGCCCGGTGTCAGTCATCACCCAGACGCGGGTGAACGAGCGCGGCAGTCCGTGCTTAACTGATTTGTACGTCATCAGCAACCCCCGACCACCATGAACAGGCCGACGCTGTTACCGGCGCTGATCGGCAACTCACCGGTGCAGCCGCTGGTATCGAGCCTGGCCAGGGAGTCGCGCAACCAGGTAATGCTGTCATCGCCATATTCAAACGAGCGGGACGCGCCCGACGGCGCACCCTGCGATTTGATACGGCGAGCGCCGGACGACGTAGCCATAAGCGCGGCGGCATACATCAGGATCAGCTTCGCGGTGCACTCGTCATACCCAGCGCCATCGAGGCACGGGATAATCTTGTTCACCACGCAGAGGATCGGCTCCAGCAGCGCGCCCGGAATGGAGTAACCCAATTCACCGAGGAACGCCTGCACGTCTGCCGCTGTGATTGGGTCAGCCATGATTATTTCGCCTTTTTCGATTTAGCGGAGGTGTCTGCCTGCTCTGCCTGCTCTGCCTGCTCTGCCTGCTCTGCCTGCTCTGCCTGCTCTGCAGGTTTACCGTCAGCACCACGTGTGGCAACTTCAAGCTCCTGCTCTTCAACTTCTCCGACGACCGATACGCGGCCAGCGAAAGCAGGTGGAACACCAACCGCAACGAACTCATGGCCCACCGGCAGTTGCTGGAATACGCCGTTAATCGTTCCCCAGCAACCGGCCTTCTCGACTTTTAACTTTTTCATGCTCTCTCCCGAAGAAAAGGGGCCGAAGCCCCTTAACCCTGTGCGTTGAACACTTTAGAACGACCGTTGAAATCGCGCTTAATCTGCAGACCGACAGCACTCCAGACCAGGGAGTTGTAGTTGTCGAACGGATTCTGACGCGGGATCATGAAGGTACCCACCGGCGCGGCGATGCGCGTCTTGATGTACTGCGAATTGCGCACGTACGCGATGAAGTGGTTGCCGGTCAGCTTAAAGGTCTGGTTAACAGACTCGATGCGGCCGTAGCGCAGAATGTACTCCAGCACGGTGCCTTCTTTGAAGCCGGCAGCGGATGAATACGGTTTGCTCATGTTGCGCATGATGTCAGGCGACACCCACACCTTCACATTCTCCTGCACGTAGTTATCGTCCAGAAGCTTAGCGAACGGGCCGGTGAAGAATGCGACCATCTGGTCAGGCGTGGCTGTGGTCAGGTCGATGTTCAGACCGGATGCGCTCAGATCCACTTGGTTGGTGTTGGCGTGGTTGGTAATACCTGCGCCGACATAACCCTTCACCTTCACTTTCGCGTCACCTGAAAGCATGTAGTCGGCCATATCCTCGCGGATGGCTGCAACGTGCGCTTCCTGGTCATCTGCCATTGCGTCAAGGTTTTCGGACTGCATGCCATTCCACTCACGCCATTCACGGCTGTAGCCGGTGTTGAAGATCGGGATTGGGTCACCAGCTTCGTCGTAGATGACTTTATCCAGTTCTTCTGGCACGTGGCCCGTCAGTGAGCGATGAACCTTGCCAGCATCACTGGAAACGCGATACAGCGCAGCAGTCTTACCGATAGAAATGGGCGTACCTAGACCGAGCAGATCATCCAGCAGGCCGTTGCCTTCGTCATTACGGAATACTCGGGTGGTGATGTTGTCCACTTCACGCCAGTAGTCTTTGGAGATCAGCGCGGCCTGGTTAACTTCCAGCGCACCGCCGTACTGTGCAGCAATAGTTCCCTGGTTGATATTGAAGGATTCACGCTGCATCAGCAGCTGATTCCACGCCTGCTTCACCTGGTTATGCTCGATGATCAGCTTTTTGTTGAATACGATCATGCTCATGCGGTTGCTTTCCCTGATTTGCGAACTTTCACGAGCTGAGCTTCAGCGCCAACGGTGATTTTTTCGCGTGAATAAAAGAGGACCTGGTCGGGGGCTGGTGTGGTTGACTTGGCCAGCGTGCCGTCACCGGCAGAAACCAGACCTTCGTTTTCCAGCAACACTTCGCCTGCTTTGACCAGCATGTGGTAATCCACATCGTCTTCGCACATGATGGCCGC